CTGTCTAGATATCCCGGGACATGAACTTCTTTGTTAGTCTTGGGGTCTACTGTATCGTATCCGAGCAACTTAGTACGTAATCCTTCAGACATTGTTTTTGTGCTAATATACGCAAGAAATCCGTCTACCAAATCGTTTAAATTACCTGAGACAATTTTCTTGTTGATATACGTGGTGAACAACATAGTGAACGGACCTTTAGCTTGAGGTGCTTTACCGAAGAACTCATCAATTTGTTTACCGTATTCTCTTACGCTTTGTTTGGCGGCTCTAACTAAGTCTGCGTTCATCTTAAGTTTAGGAGTGATTGGCATCTTTGCAGGAACAATAGCAACATCGCTGTTATTCTTCAATGAACCAATAGTACCCGGTAATGGTGAAGCTTCATCAGTGGTCGCCGCCGTAGGAGGAATAAATTGATGCACTACGATACCAGCAGTCTTGTTCGTTAAAAACTTACCAACATCACTGTTGACATCTACTGTATAGGTAATACCGTTAGGGTTCGCTCTAAAAGTATACACACCTCGTTGATCGTCTAAAGGCTTACTGAATAGCAAATCACCCCAGTAATAACCCTTACCCTTATCAGCTTTTTCTAAACCAGGCCATATCTCTTGTATGAGTTGATGTAAACCTTCACGATTCACCCCTCTAGCGATATCATATTGAACAAACATTTCAGGACTGTACACGTTACGACCCGTACCGTCTTTCTTGTTGAACATATGCTTGTCCATAATACTAAACTTACCATTGGTACCACGACCGAAGATCAATGCAGGATAACCGTCCCATTTAATAGTGACAGTAGCCGGGTTCTTTACAGTATCAATTGATGCTTGTATTGCACGATTCGCACCCTGAGAACCGTCTAAAAATATTAGGTCTTCGGGATGGTCTAAGTGACCTTTAGCCTCAGTAATAACATCTATACTGTTAAGCTTGTTCTTTAATAACGATAATGATTCTGACAAGTTCATAATTACCATTTCTTAAATGGTTTAGCTTTTCTGCTTTCTGCTGTTACAGTTGCGCCTGCGGGTGCAGGGGCGGGTGAAGTTGCAGGCTTAGGAGGCGGGTTGAATTCTGTTTTAGGTTTTTCAGAAGGAACTCCTGCCGGGGCTTTTTGACCAGTCAGTTCTTTAACAAACGCAGAATAGGCTGCTGGATCAACTTTTTGTAATTTTTGAAGTGCGTTCTTAGCTACAGTGATTAGCTGATTAGCATTTTGATTAGCACCGTCTGCTTGTGCAGTAGACGGGAGCGCACTGGTAGCTCCTAAGCTACCTGCCATTGTATTCGAAGGGGTCGCTTCACCTGAAGTAGGACTTGTCGCGGCACTAGTATTACCTGCCATTCTAGCTAATGGACCGCCACCTGAATCAGTTGAGGCTACGGGTGCTGGAGTAGAAGCTGCCGCACCCATTGCACCTGGTGTGCCTTTATTGCTATATGACAACGAGAATGCCGCATTAGCTAATTGATTTAGTGCAGCCTTGCCCTTGTCTTTATTATACGACTGTTGAATAGCATTGATATACTGGTCTACTTGCGCCGCAGTTTTAGGATCAGATAAATCTACACCTTTCATATACTGAGCTAACCAACGTTTAAACCAACTTTGAATGCTTTCGGCTTCAGCTTCATACATCATGCTTTCAAAGATTTTGTTTAGCTTGTAGTACTTGGTCTCAACAATCTTGAACTTAGAACCTTTTGATTCTTTAAGAACGGTAAGACCTAAATCACCCCATGTCAAATCAACAGCTTCTAATAGTTTGTTGATCCAATACATTTGCCATGACTCAGCCATTGTCTGACCTGATTTGAGTTTACCAAGTGCGGCATTTGCAAAATTAGGATCAGTACCACCCTTCTTGATTATTTGCTGAACAGTAGCAACAGCGTTGCCCCACTCAGGGTAATCTTTGCGGTCAGCCATGTAATTGACTAATTCTTTTGTCAATTGAATCTTTTGATTCTTGTCTGTTGCAGTGTTTAAAGCTTTGGCAGCACCTTGAACGTAATTGTTTAGATTCTGATTAGTTTCACGTTGACCACGTGCTTGGGATGCGGCTTGTTGTGCCGAAGTCATTCCGGGCTTAGTAGCTCCTGATGGCCCTGGTGCTGGGGTAGGTCCCGGAGTCGGTGCTGGACTTGGTGAAGGACTAGGTCCTGGAGTAGGAGTAGGAGTAGGTCCTGGAGTCGGTGTTGTTTCTGGATCAAGAGTAGGTTCTTTTGGTTCTGGTGCAGCCGGAGCACCTCCTAAATTAGGATCAACAAGTCCGCTAGAAACTGCACTATCTAATGCAGTAGATGCGCGGCCGATAAAGTCTTGTAGGAACTTGTCTTTTGCCATTTTATCTTTTACAGATAAATTGCCTTCACCACGACCTAAAAGTCTGTTGCCTATTTGTTTGGCTGCGGCTGCGCCATAATCACCTATTACTTGATTTAGTGCAAGTTCATCCACACGTTTGTGTTGTAATTTGAATTCATTTAATTTCACGGTTTTTTCCTTAATGACTTAGAAAAGCGAGCCTGATCTCTACTTTTGATAGCACTTAGCAGTTTTTTTTCTAAAATCATAGCTTGTTCAGGATCATAGTTCTTGTTAATCATTTCTAGTAGATTAATAGCACTAGTGATAATGTTATGGGCTCGGTTTTCAATAATGTGAGTTGTATCACGATTACTGCCAATAGCTTCCAATTCCTGTAACAGGCTGCGAGTTTGTTTTTGCATATAACTATCCTAATAGTATTTAGTCTTATCTAGATAATTATTTACTTAAGTCATTAAGCATTGATTTTAACTTAGATCCGCGAACGTCTGCTACCACTTTCTTAGTAACTGGTTCTAGTACTTCCCCTGTAGCTTGATCTATGATAGGATCCATTGTATGTGAGATAACTGATTGTGCTTTGATTCTACTCATAATGTCGTTTCCGCTAGGTTTAGGGGCATATTTTGCTTGTTGATCCGCATATCCATCGGGATCTTCGTCAGTAATACGCATGGTTTCAATGTTGTACTCTAAGTCAATCTTCTGACCTACGCCAGTAGAACTACGAGATTTCATACACTGAATTTGATACTTACCTCTTTCACGCATACTACGACTTGTAAAGATACCAAACACGTTGTCGGCAGTGTTAATCTTTGAGATACCACCTGCAATGTGACTATGATCGAATTCAATTTCATCGACCGCAGTACGATTCAACTGTGACGCGGTAACTAATAACACACCTAGCTCTTTAGCTAAGTTACGCAATTCTTCCGCTACGTACTTGTCCTTAATGAACTGATCGTTGGGGCTAACTTTAACAGACACTGGCATAACCAAGTCAAGATAGTCAACCATAACAAAGTCAACTTTGATACCTGTTTGAATCTGTACTTCTTTCAAGTATGAACGAATGTCGTTAACGTTACTCTGTGCAGGCATACCTTTAACACGATACTGCCCTGACTTCTTACCTGTAATCTTAACTTTCAATGCAGTGTCATCAATAGCTTTACGAATCTCTTTGGTACTCATACTAGTCAACATAGCATCAGTACGCAACGATGTTAGTTCTTCTGACAATTCAAGTGAGATATAGACACCACTCATGCCCTGTTGCAGCCAGTTCAATGCCATGTTCATCATAACCAATGACTTACCTGATCCTGAGCCACCTGCAAAGATGTTCAATTCACCGCGACTAAAACCACCATAGAGTAACTTGTCCATCTGTGGCCAGCCCGTAGATACTTGTCCACCTGCATTGAAATATTTGTTGATACGTGCAGCCGGATCAGCAAAGTAGTCTGTACCCATGTCACGTTGTAAGCTGATTTGCACCGCGTCTTTGATTAGTTTTTCAACAGGATCAAAATCACCCTTCTCTAGCAAATCTGCCGCAGTTAATATTGCACGTTCTAGTTCTTGTCTACGTGTAAATCCTTCAAACTCATCCAAGAACCATTCATAGTGACCTTCTGTCAACTCAGGTATAGGTTCTAACTTAACACCCGTAGTGGCTTCAAGCATCTGTGTGTCAGGGATCGTGCTGTACTTCTCAGTGCTTTCTTTAAAAGCTTCTACTACAGATCGCAATGACTTGTCAAAGTTTGCTGGATTAATGATGTTTGCTACACGTGTGTATAGTTCAGCATTAGTCAACATCATTCGTATAAAATATTTCTGTACTTCTACAGTATATTCTATTTGCTTCTTAGAATCCTTTTTGTTTGCCAATTTTCTTCCTTTGTATTTCTAGTTTTATTTTACTATTAGTTGCATGTTGTAGTATAGTAAGTAGGGTTGGTAACTTCCCGTACCTCTTTACTGCATCGTTTACGTCTTTTATGTCATTCTCCCAAGTGGGCAAACTAACACTATATCCTAATTCTAAAGCTCTATCTACTAACTTCATACCTGCTTTATCGTAGTCAGGTACAACAACAATTTGTTTGTTCAATGTACTTAATAGTTGTGCTTGTTCGTTACTAATATCATCATGCATTACTGCAACACCGTCAATACTTAGTGCATCAAAGATACCTTCGGTGAGAATGCATACTTGCCAACTGGGATCTTGTATGTCTATATTGAATACGTAGCCAGGTTGTTGTTCGTTTAAGTACTTTGGAATTCTATTGTCTAAGAATCTACTTGTGTGTCCGACAATCTTATTCTTGTATGTATAGGGTATGATTACCCTATTGCCCATCCTACCGAGTTCATTGGGTGTTACCATGAACGGATATGTCGTAGTATCTATCTTCCTATCATGCAGATATTCTGTGTATACTTTGTGCAGGGGATTGTTTATGTCCAGCAATTCGCCCTCTGGTAGTTCATGATCTTTGAACTTTATTTTCTTTTCTTTTTTCTTTGTTTGAATAGTGTCTATGAAATCACGTTGTTGTAAACTCTCTAAGCTCCAACGTTGAATCTGTGTTTCATCGACACCACACCATTTGAGTAAGTTGCGTGTTTTTGCTGATAAGCTACGACCTAATACAAAATTACATTTGTACCCGCAATTAAAACAATGCATTGACCAATTCGTGGATCCGTCAAATTTAATTCCACCCCTACTACGCTTGTCAGGTTTGTGACCCAAGTGATGACAGCACACTGCATTAAAGCTGTGCCATCCACTATGGGTTAGTTTTTTCTTACCCGGGAGTATAGATAGAATATCAAACATGCTTGAACATTATAGCATGTTGAAAAGAGATAATCAACACTTGTGGTTAATTATCTCGCCAATATATTGGTCACTGCACCTGCATTACTGACAAACTGCATCCTTATATAAGGATGGTATCCTCGCACAACATATCCTTTAGTATCAGATATGTTAGCTAAACCTGTTTCAATAGTTATAGGATACCAGTCGCCATTTACAATCGTAGAACCTTCAATGATAACGTTACCGTAATATCTAGTATACTCTGCTTGCAACGATAATACTGGGTTGTCGTTAGTAGTAATAACGCTAGTGTAATAAGTGTATCCTACGTTTGAATTTGTGTTAGCTATTTCTGAAATGTTAGGGAATGATTGTCCTGTAGGGATAGTAACGCTTTCAGATGGCAAGAATGACGGTAACACTGAGTTAACGATGTTCATATCACCACGAGCCCCTGCATTTTGATCTACGAACACAGGGAAATCAAACTCTGCTACTGGTATTTCTAAAGAATAATGGCATTTCTGTGCGTCAATATCTTCTAGTTCAGCAGGTCCTAAAACTAGTGCGGCGATACCCGTAGCAGGCAATTGTAGCGTCAATGCTTTTCTAACTAGTACTTCTTCCCCGGTGTAGTTAATGATTCTGCATGTGATTTCTTTACCTGTAATATCAACAGGCTTTTGTTCTTGATTCAAGAATTGGAATTGAATTTGATTATCAACTCCTTTGTGTAGTGTTAGTGGTTTAGCGTAGACTGGCATATATCTCCTTGGTGAATACCCGGATAGTAGCACAACAATTTGGCGCTGAGTATAGATAAAAACTGAAGTTGCATACATAGATTGTGGTTCTCAATCATGTATTTAGTCTATTAAATATTAATTTATTTAACTGGGACCAGGTGATAAATAAACGGGTAACTATAATAAATGATACAAAACGAATTTTTCAAGAAACTCAGCGAAAATCACCCTTTCATAACGGTCTGTTCCTATGCTAATCAGGATTACGTAGGAATCGTGCAGAACAGAGATGATGTTGTGACTACGATTTACGACTACGGTGCAATCGTGGATGCTGCCATTAAAGAGAAATTCTTAGAATTAGGTGAAGTCTGGTGGTGGGAATCTAATAGACTTATCCCCATCAATTTGTTTTTAAAGAATGATTGGGCTATGTTTAAGCCCTATATTAGAACGTTCAATAACAAGAGTTTAGCAATACTACATGGGCCCGCATGTAGTATGAATGAGTTGAGCAAACGCAGAAGCAAACGCAGAAGTATCACCCTTGTCAAGAGACTTGACTAACAAGTTCATATGAACTACAACCAATTGTGCATAAGCAATTGCGTGACTTTTCTTAAAACTATATCCGTCATCACCCTTATCCCATATAGTTTTACTGACTTCTTTCCAAGACAAACCAATCAAATGCTTCTTAGCAGGGCGAATCAATGCTAAAAACATAGCTAGTCTAGGGATAGTGTTTACTGGTTCCGGCATCTTTTGCAAACTCTGATAGTGATTACCCAAGTGAATCAACTTCTCAACAAACGACTTATCATTTAACTTAGACCAATCAGGGTCAGCCATTAGTTCTATTAAATGCTGTTCGTTATTGACTTGTTCATAGACATGCACGTTTAGCAAGTCAAGCTTAAAATACCCGCGCTTTTCAGCCTCAGTGTAGTCAATACTTGCCATGTTATTGACTGGATCGTATGGTACATCAGTGATGTAAATACCTGTATTATGCTTACGCATAGGCTTTACGTTACGCATTGCGGCTGATGTGTATTGTATAACCTTGAGTAATTTCTCTCTGTCACCAAAGTCAATATCAATATCTGCGTTGAGTTTCATCGTGGGGTTGCCAATCCTGCTTTCATTAATTTCATGTATGCTTTTTGCACAACAATAGCTTGCCGTTCAGCATCTTCTACAGCCTTGTGACTGGTACTATGTCCGCCATCTTTAAGACTAACACCTGCAATCTCGTATAGTGTTCTAGTATCTCTGATTGTCCAAAAAGGCCAGGGAATAGGATTAGGCATAGTACTTGTTTGTCTCCATGCACTCTCCATTGCTACGCAATCAAATGATGCACCATTACTCCAAACAGCACGACGGTTCCAACAAAATTTATAAAGGGTCTCCATGCACTCATTAAATGGAGTGCGTCCTTGGTCTCCCAATGCTTCTTCAAGTGCCTCAGGACTCTGTGTAGACCACCACCTAAGTGTGTCTTCATTAATACTCCTGTTGTGTATTTCAGTTTGATCTTCGATAGTAGGACGCAACTCTAGTCGCTCGACAATGCCCTCACCCCTAGGATCAAATCTAACTGCACCAATAGTTAGTATTACGCAGTTTGGGGTTGTATCCAAACTCTCAATGTCAATCATTATATCATTAGCCATACTCTGAGTATACACTATATAATGTTAATAAACAATCAATTAGGTGAGATAAATTTCTTCCACTTGACCTTATTGTCATTATGTATTCGTTCAAAAGATGCTATATCTGTCTTTACTGGTCGCCCGAAATCATTCTTGCATAACGTATCACTAGTTTCATTTTGTGCGTCATTGAAAATATCATACAATTCCCTATACGTTTTACTATCAACAGTTGTCGGTATGAATAAAAATACATCCCCCACTAACAATTCAGTACCGGGCAATAGAGGTAAATTGTTAATACGTCTAGTACCTGTTATACCCACAACGTTGACACCGTTACCGGGTGCAACGACACTGTTGTAAGCTCCTAACCAATCTACACTAGCATCAACTACGCCTGACAACATAGCAAGCGTACCATCGGGGCCACTCTTAAATGGCACTTCTAAATATTTAAATGAACTGTTCTTCTGACTAATAACCTTAGGAACTAACGCTTGTATAGTAGCAGGAGTCATGCTAACAGTAAGTTCTTTATTAGGTTCTAATTTAGTAAAACTCTTAGAGAATATCACTAGTGGTCTATCAACACACATCCTGGATAATATGTTAAACTGGTCAACGTCATATGCATCTTTGTTAAACAATGGAGTGAGATAAAACGAACTTGAATTAGCAAAAATCATCGTCTTACCTGTTAGTACTGTGTTGGCAGCTAT